GTTCTAAATTTTTGATATGAAAATTGAACAGATACTCTATGAAAATTATCATCTGACCAACTCAATGGTTGTGCGGCAACACCAATAGGAAATGCATCTATTAATTCTACTGCATATATCTGTTTAACATAATCATCAAATTGAACAATCATAATATTAGTTACATATCCATCTGTACCATCTGTGCCTTTAGAAAATCTAACATTATTTGTATTATTTGGTGCAATAGATTCTAACCATATGTCAAATAACTTTCTTTCATAAAAAGATTCATTAGTAGATAAAAATTGTAATGTAGTTTCTGTGTATTGTGCCAAATACGGAACTTTATATCCGGGACCATATACTTTAGCATCTGCAGTTAATAATGTTTTTCCAGGTAACTCTGCCTGCTCACATTGCAATGATAACCATCTCGGAATGTTTTCACCTAATCCAAATGGTCTTCCAGTTTGAGTGTTTTCTAATCCTAATTGAAATCTATCTAAAGATCCAAGATTGCCATTTGTATTTGTCTCTTGTCCACTAATAAATTTATTTACATAATATGGAATAGGTAATACAACATGAAATCTATTAGGTCGTGATAACCCGCCTTTTGAATTTATGTTTGAAAGAAATGATTGTGGTGTAAATGCCATTAGAATTTTTTCCTTGAATCAGACCAGACTTTTCCGGTACTTGCTTTTTCAAATCTTTCAACTGGCAACAATGCAGCGATATCCCATTCATTAGCATCTATATTAACAAATCTAGATTGAACATGATTTGCCAAATATCTTTTAATGCATGGGGTTGCTTCAAATGATTTTGAAGCAGCACTCAATAAAGAATAACTTAATTTGAGTTTTGTTGTTGCATCATACTTATCATTAGTAGCATATTCACTTAACTTATCCAGAAGAATGATTCGTTGCTTTGGATGAATGTAATGCAAATTCAACCCTAAAAAACCGTCTGAGTATTGTTCTATTGGTATGACCAATGGGAACCTATCATAATATGGCAACGAATTCTTTGTCTTTGGATCATAATAAAAGAAGAACATACCCCCAATAAATTGAATATTTCTCATTCTTTGTTTATCTTTTAATATGGTTGAAGGTGTAGGTTTTAGTTCCCCCATCTTTGCCCGCAACCAATCTCTGGCACGCCTAGTACCGGCATTGTATCCTGATTTTTGTAATTCTTGATTTATTCTGGTAATTAAGTAAGCCATGATCTATTTATTCGCATTTTAACCAATATTTAACAAAAAAAACATATAAGTATTGCTGTCCTTGGTTGATTTATAACTCTATTTGATACCTAATTCTCTTTCAGTAATGATCTGAAACACCCAACCATGTTCTTGACAGAATTCATCTGCTGCTTTCCATTTACATTGATTAATAACATATGTTGCTGCTTCATTAATATATCTTTTAGTCTTTCTCTTCTGTATTGGTTTCTGTGTTTGTGCTGATGGTTTTACTTCAATAACATATGTCATTACTTTACCATCTTTTTGTTTTACTTTAATAATGAAATCTGGAAAGTATCTGTGCATTTTATTATCTACAGGTGAGAAATATGGTATTGAAAACTCTTCAGATGCCCACCAAACTACCTTTTCCTGATCATCAAAATACTTCATACATCTAAGTTCCCATGACGAACGATAGATTATGTTATTAGGATTGCCTTTATATTTCTGAGGATTCCTAGGTTTGAACAACCCTTTATAAGTATTTTTTCCATAAGACATACTTTTATGTATATGATAAAAAACCCCACCGAAGTGGGGTTCTTATTTTACGACTTCTCTGCAAGAGATTTGAAGTAGTCCATATCTTCATCATCTGCAGAATTCTTAAATACAGGTACATCAACATCCTCATGAAAACTATGAATAGAATCTTCTGCTTTAGTTTTCATATTAACTGAACCTTCTAATCCAAGAACTTTTTCTAATCTAGATTTCATTTGGTCATAAGATTTGAAATTCTTAGGATCATGAAATTCTTTTAATGAATATTCTTGATTGAATACTGCCTCAAGTTTATCACGATCACCATCTAACAATGCACTTGGTTTATCAAATTCAGATTTATCATAATTGCGATAATTTTCTACATTACGAATCTTAATCTTAAAATTTGCACCTTCTAATAGATGAAATGGATTGATTGGTGTTTCATCTGCAAATTCAGGATCCATTGCCTCTTTAAGTTTATCATAAATTTTAGTACCATACTTAAACAGTTTTACCTGTCCTTCATTTTCTTTATTGCTTGGATCAGAAACAATATAGACATTTGAATAATAACTTAACTTACGTTTTTGATTCCGTGCAAGGTTTTTGTTTGCATCAATACCAGAATTCCATAATGTTGAATTGTGTTCACATACTGGACATTTACCATTGTTGATTGTAGTTAAACATTCATCAATCAACCATCCACCTGGTCCTTGAAAGCCATGTTTGAATACTCGTACCCAAGGAATACCATCATCACCACCATCTACTGCAGATGGAGGAAGAAACCGAATAATTGCCATACCGTTTCCTGCTTTATCTACTGATGGTTGCCACATTCTAGCATCATCTTTAGAACCAGAATCTGCAGTCCTACTTGTGTTCTCAATTTTCTTAATTAAACTATCTAAACTATTTTGACTCTTCATCAATTTATCAAATGCACTCATTTGTTTTGCCTCGTATTAGTTGTATGTTAATATATCGTCTTGTCCACATGATTCATAATATAAAAGTATTTAGTCATGCAAACTCCTTCAATAATATAGATTTCATTTTATCACATTCAAAGTGAATAAACGGCAAATATTTCAAACATTTCCGATTGAACTGTGGCCAACGAATAGTATCAGTAATTCGTTTAGACCACATCGGAAAGAAATTCATTAGAGAATTCATAATACATAAAGTCTCTAATTGAATATCTCTTTGAAGAGTCATTGTTAATAACTTTGGATAATCTCCATTAGTCTTAAACAAATCATTTGTATTCTCACAATTCTCTCTAATGTATTTGCAATCATTAGTAAAATTGTAAGTCAATGCTTGGATTATCTTCATACGTTCTTTGTGACGTACCATAGCATCCTCTTCAAGTAACTTACCAACCCACATGTTTTCTTCACATAAAAAATTAGATATAAAAAATTCTATACAATCTTCTTTCTCATTTCTACGTGATAACTTGTAAAAATAATATTTGTCTTTACGATTCTCAAAAGATTCAATAGTTATTCTAGATTTACCTTGATACTTAAAATAATCATATGAATCAGTTGAAAAATGTAATTTAAGAGAATTGTATAAAGAGAAAACTTCATAACCTGTCATAATAATTAAAAAGGTAATCGTGCTGATTTAGGCAATAGATTATGGTCTTGTGCATCCATTTCAATCTTTTCTTTGAGACTGTTATTTACTAATGTTGCAGCTACTTCAACTTCAAGACCTGTTGTATTACAGTATTCAATTATGGCTTCATAATGAGTATAATTGGTATCTGAAACAATATTTTCAATTGCTTTAGCAAATTCCTTCATTTCCTCTTTAGTTGCCATTACTTTACAATCGTTTGATACAGAGTTTCAAATTGCTCATGCACAGCAACTTCTTCATCATAATTTTGTTTATGATAAACTTTTACCATACGATTAACAATTTTCTTGGGAATATTTAATTGAGTGCAGATATCTGATACTGCATTTTTAATTAAATCTTTTTCACCCTCTACTCTAGTTAATGCACCAGAACATTCACGTAATACACCAAGTAACTTCTGTTGGTCTGCTGGATTACTAATCATATTAATACTCAACTGTGTAACTGACATAATATACTCTCCTTTATTTTTTCATTGCATAGGTAATACAAATTGCATCTGGATTTGTTGTATATGCACACTTAACTGAAAGTGGATCTACTCCTTTTGCAATTGCTTGTTCAATATTTCTTGACATTAAAGTCCTATCATTAATCATATACATTGTTACTGAAACTGCACCAACAATTAACATACCAATCATTGTTATTGGAAACCAATCTAATTCTTTCATAATTTTAACTCCTTTGTTAGATCATTCAAATCACTCTGCTTCTTATAAAAAATGTGTCTGCCTATCTGTATAGTCTTAGGTAAGTTCCAACCTGGATTTACATAATCTGCATGATAGTATGTTGCACCTTCAGTCACATCATCTATAAATTCATAATTCATTAATACTCTTACTGCTATTTCACGTATACTATTATACAACAAAGTATCTGTG